GCTCTTTGCCGGCAAGCTGCCTGCCATCCTGATCTACACCCGCGACGAGCGCATCGAGGAGCAGCCCAACGCCGATCCGGGGCTGCGCTATCGGAAGTTGGAGCTGTCGGTCGAGATCATCGCCAGTGGCGACGCTGCAGCCGAAGAGGCCGATGTGCTGGCCCAGGCGGTGGAAGCCATCCTGGATGCCGACGAAACCTTGGGACTGCTGGTCGAAGGCACGCGCCTCACCCGCACCGAGGTGGATCAAGGCGGTGAGGGTGATACGCCGGTGCTGGCCGCTCGCCTGTCGTTCGAGGTCAGCTACTGGACCCGGCCCGTGGTCGATGAAGGCGAACTGCCATTGCAGGTGCTCTATAGCTGGGCGCCGCGCATCGGTATTCCTCANGAGCCNGANTACCAACCTCTGCTTGATCCCGCCGGAGCCACGCCATGAGCGAACGCCATCTGCACCAGGATATGACCGAGGCTGAGCGGCGGCTGAGCAACGTGGTGATGCTGGGGCAAGTCGCCGAACTCGATGCCGAGCGTGCCCGGGTGCGGGTGCAGGCGGGTCCCATCCTCACGGCCTGGCTGCCGTTCGCCACCGTGCGTGCCGGACCCGACCGCACCTGGCATGCGCCGGAAGCGGGTGAGCAGGTTGTGCTGGTCGCCCCCGGCGGGGATCTCAACCAGGCCGTGGTGGTGGGTTCGCTCTACCGCGACGCCTATCCCCCTCCCGCCGACAGTGCCGACATCAGTCGTACCGAATGGCAAGACGGTGCAGCCCTGGCTTACGACCGGCAGTTGCACCACTGGCGTCTGTCGGTACCTGCAGGCGGCAAGATCGTGCTCGAAGTGGGGCCGAGCAAGATCGAGATGAGTGACAGCGGCATTCGCCTCACGGCGCCGCGCATCGATCTGAACTGACAAGGAGTGCTTCCATGGCGACCTGGAGCCCAGATCCCGAACGTATCCCCTGGCTGGAGGTGGTGGCCAACGCCACCTTCACCGCTGCACCCATTGTGGCGGTCGACGAGGAGGGGATGCCGGCCCGCCACTACGACTTCGAGATCGTCGGGCCGCGACCCAAGATCATCGGCCTGCAGGTCAGCCAGGACGAGGCGAGGCTCGTAATTGCGGTGCCGCAGGTCATCACGGGCCTCTTTCCGCCCGTGGAGATCGAGTACCAGACGCCGCTGGCCGATGGCGGTCGGCAGACCGGTTTTTGTTGGGACTTCCCGGAGATCCCAGTGGAGGCCGACGAGATCATCTGCTTTACGCCGCGCAAGGCACCCACGCTGGATTGGACCTTCCGGGTTACCGCGTACTTTGCGCAGGGGAAGGGCTCGGACAGCGCCGAGTTCATCCTGCGCGTGCGTGCCGACTGGACCCCCGGGCGTGATGCATTGAAGGAGGCTGTCGATGCCCGCCGTCACAAAGTTCGCCAGTGAGTGCTCGGGCCACGCCTGTTGGCCACCTCGGCCCAATATCCAGGGCTCGCCCAACGTCTTCGTCAATGGCATCGCGGCGCACCGGCAAAGCGATGCCTGGGCCACGCACTGCTGCGGCAAGTCCTGTCACGACGGGGTGCTCGCCGCCGGCAGCAGCACCGTCTATTGCAATGACCTGCAGTTGTGCCGCATTGGCGATCCGGTCAGCTGCGGTTCGGTAGCGGCCAGTGGGAGCCAGAACGTCTTTGCGGGTGGGTAGGCAACAGGCGCCCCTTGAAACTGCCACCCCGAGGAAACCGGCAAATTTGCCGGATTCCTCCCTCGCTTCAGGATGAGACCATGCTCGGAATCAATGCCCACACCGGCCAGACCCTCGCTGGCCTCGACCATCTGCGCCAGAGCATTGCCGACATCCTTTCCACGCCCCTGAACACCCGGGTGATGCGCCGCGACTATGGCTCGCGCTTGCCGGAACTGATTGACCAGCCCATCACCCCGCGCATGGCCGTAGAACTCTACGCCGCCACCGCCGAGGCGCTGCGTCGCTGGGAGCCCCGCTTCAAACTCACCCGCGTGCGCCTGAGCGACGCGCGGGCCGGCTGGGTGGAGATTACGCTCGAAGGGGAAGTGCGGCTGCAGGGTTTTGAGGGCCAGACGGTCACCTTGTCGGGGCTGAGCATCGGCAGCAGAACCAGCGGAGAACGTCCATGAATTTCACCCCCGCCCTGGCACCAGAGCTTGCCGGCCTGCCCACGCCGCAGGTGCTGGAGACACTGCGCTTTGAGCACATCTTCGATGCGCTGCTGCGCGACTTCCGGTTGCGCTACCCGCAGTACAGCGCGCTGCTGGCCTCCGACCCGGCGATCAAGCTGATCGAGGTGGCGGCCTACCGCGAGTTGCTGCTGCGTGCGCGCATCAACGAAGCGGCGCGGGCCAATCTGCTGGCCTTTGCGGTGGGCAACGACCTGGAACACCTGGGGGCCTTTTACGGCGTCACCCGTCTGCCCCAGGAGCAGGATGAGCCCCTGCGCCGCCGCATTCGCGCCCGCATCATGGGCTTTGCCAACGCAGGCGGTGCGGCCCACTACCGCTACTGGGCCTTGTCGGCCTCTCCTGAAGTCGCCGATGTCGCCGTCGACAGCCCCGGCCCGGGTCGGGTGCGCATCAGCGTGCTGCCAACCGGACACAGCGACACCGTGCCGGAAGCGCTGCTGGACACGGTGCGCGCCACCGTGCTGCGCGACGACGTGCGGGTGCTGACCGACACCGTGGAAGTGGTGCCGGTCAGCCTGGTGCCGGTCACCGTGTCGGCGCTGATCTGGCTCTACCCCGACACGCCCATGGCGGTGTTTGAGGGGCTCGCCCCACGGCTCACCCGAGAACTCGCCCAGGCCGCCGTGCTCGGCTGGGACCTGACGCGCTCCTGGCTGATCGGGCAACTGCAGCAAGCCGGTGTCCACAAGGTCGAGCTGATCAGCCCGGACGCCGACATTCGTATTCACAGCACCCAGGCGGTGCGCCTGACCGACGTCCAGCTGACCTTCGCGGGCAGAGACCGGTAAGCGCGCCGCCCTGGGGTTTCTCTACCCAGGAGGGCGCATGACATCGGATCACCTGCTGCCGCCCAATGCCACGGCACTGGAGCGTTCGCTCTCCCTCTCGACCGACCTGTTGACCCGACTGGGCGGCGAGACCGAGCCCCTCAAGGGGTTCAAGACCGATCCCAGCGACAGTCTGTTGCCTTGGCTGATCTGGGAGTACGGCCTGGGCGAACTGCTGCCCTACCTGCCCGATCCTCGCCGGGCCATTTATGAGGGCATCCGCTGGCAACGCTTGCGCGGTACCCCGGCAGCACTCACGACCGCCTTGTCGTGGATCGGTGCGACCGCCACGGTCGAGCAGGAAACGCCCGGCATTCACTTTGCCGAGTTCCAGTTCGATCCAGGTCAGGTGCTGGATGACGATGGAACCATCGCCAACCTGATCGCCATCGCCCGGCTGTCGGCACCGGCCCGATCCCGCCTGTCACGCATCTACCATGGCTGGGACTTGCGCCGGCTTGTGCTGGACGAGAGTCGGCTGGGCGAGGCGCTGCTGTCGGATCACAGCGGCGTGTTCTGGCGGGATGGGCAGACCAAGTTGTCGTTTGGTAGGAGTTGCCAATTGGCAACTCCACCCTTGGATGTCGGTGTGGTTCCCGTCCGAGAAGCGGTGCGCTTTGCGGTGGCGCGCTTGATGGATCGCTACCTGCTGAGCTTCTCGGCGCTGGGCGATCCCGGCCATACGCCGAACGAGGAGATCCTGCATTCGCACCTGTTCACCCTGGCCAATGCGCTGGGCGTGCCCGATCCGCTTGGGGTGCGCCCCGAGCGCAAGTTCTGCCGGGCGATGGTGGTGCTGTCCGACAGCACGCCCTTGGGCGACATCAACGCCAACCTGCCGAGGTTTGTCTGGCAGGAGCACGGCGAACAATTCGGACTCGGCAAGGGCACCTTGTCTGAATCGGATCATCGCCTGCGCCGGGTGGAAGTACTGGAGCGCTTTTATGCCCAGCATCCAGGCCATGCGACGGTTCCGACCCCGAGCCTGCGTAGTCAGCGAGAAAGCCGCGTCGTCCATCGGGTATCTGCCCGCGCCGATGCCCTGCTGGGTGTGCTGTGCCTGGGCGATGTCAGGCCGGCCCGGGATGTCCTGTCCCTGACACGGCTGTACAGCCTGATCCAGGCGCCGCTGCCTGACCCCGCGAGTTGGCGCCCACGTCTTTACCAGCGGGCGCAGGTGGTGCTCTCCGAGGTGACGCTGGGCGATGTGAACAGCCGCACCCCACGTCGGGCCATCTATCGCACCCGGCCTGTTGCCCGACTGGGTGACCTCACCTTGGGTGCGGCCGCCGAGATCGAATGGCGGCCACTCACCGAGATGCAAATTTGCACATCGGTACTGACGCCGCCGCTGCCCTATGTCTTTGAAGCGGCACAACCAAGCCTGTTGCGTCTGCTGACCCGCAGCGCTGAAGCCGGCAGCGCTTCACAGGTGTTGCCTGCACGCGTGTCGGTCCTCAGTACCCGCGCCATCTGGCAAGGCCAGACCTGGACCGGCGTGCGCTGGCCACGTTCAACCTGGACCGATACCCGCGAGCTGATCGGCAGCGCCCATAGCACGCGGTCCTGATTTTCTGACCCCATTCATTTCCTGGAGCACCCGATGGCCATCCTGACTGCCAGCGGTCGCGCTGCGCTTGCCGCTGCGATCAAACAACAGACCTTGCACCTTGCCCTGGGCGAAGGTGACCCCTTGTGGGACACCACCAAGGCGATCAGCACCCCCTTCGATGAGGCCGGCGTGATCGAGCTGGGTGTGACGCACCTGGCTGACATTCGCGTCACCTCGCTCGATGACCAGACCGAGTACCTGCTCGATGTGGACTACAGCGCCAATGCCCGCGAGGGCGTGATCCGGCGCCTGCCGGCCAGCGCTATCCCCGAAGGCGGTGACGTCACGGTCCACTTCAAGATTTCGCACCCACCGGAGTCGATTGGCCAGACGGCGCTCTTGCGCGAAGTCGGCCGGCGGGTAGTGGACGAGGTGCATTTCGTCACCGCCAACCCCGAGGGTGAGATCGTCGTGCCAACCGGGCGCTACCGCCTCAGCGTTGACCCGACCAACCACCTCTTCATCCGCGTGCGCTTTGACTTCGAGGATGCCGCCACCAGTGTGGTGCGCGAGCAAGGCCTCTTTGTCGCCACCCAGACCGATCCGCAATTGCCCATCGGGCAGAAGTTCTTCGTGCCGAGCCAAGTCGTTGAGCCCGGCATCCTCCTCGTGCTTCAGAACTCGGTGCCCATCGTGCGCCAGCCCAGCACGCGCGAGACCTTCGAATTCGTCGTCACGTTTTAAGCGAGGCCACCCATGATCGAGCGCTACTACAACCTGTTTGACCCGGCCAAGCATTACACCCAGTTGCTGTTCCGTGCCGGCGATGGCCTGCAGTCCCGAGAACTCAACGAGATCCAGAGCACGTTGATGCACCGCCTGCAGGGCGTGGCCGATGCCTTGCTCAAAGATGGCGACATCGTCAGCGGCGCCAACCTGCAGATCGATGCGGATACGGGCCTGGTCACCCTGGAAGCCGGCCGCGTCTATCTGCGTGGCGCGGTGCGCGAGGTGCCGGCTGCGAGTTTCACCGTCCCCACCACCGGCCGCATCGCCGTCGGCGTGCGCTTCACCACCCGCACCGTCACCGAACTCGAAGACCCCAACCTGCGTGAACCGGCGGTTGGCGTGCGCAACTACCAGGAGCCGGGTGCTGGCCGACTGCAAGAGACCCTCGTCTGGGGATGGGAAGGTGCAGGCACGTCGGACGGTCAGCACGGCGACTTCCATGCCGTCTATGCGCTGGACAACGGCCTTCTGGAGAACCGCCGCCAGCCGCCCGTGCTCGATGGCGTCGTGACCAGCCTGGCGCGCTACGACTATGACGCCAATGGCCACTACGTGACCGAGGGGCTGGGCGTCCGATTCCTCACGACCGATGGCCAAGAGCACATCTTTTCTGTGGCGGAGGGGCGCGCCAACATCGATGGCTTCAAGGTCGAGCGCACGCAGTCCCAGCGCCTGCGGCTGCCCATCGACCCGGATCTACAGCGCGTCTCCAGCGAACCGCAGGTGTTCAATGACAGCGGCGATGGCACCATGATGGTCACCATCAACCGGCCACCGCTGGCGCAGGTGCTCGACATCAAGGTCACCCAACAGAAGACCGAGACGGTGGCGCACGGTGCCTTTACGGGTAGCCGCGATGTGCTGACCGAGCCGACAGTTGTCGCCGTGCTGGAGGTCAACCAAGGCGGCACCACCTACACCCAAGGCACCGACTACAAGGTCGTGGGGGATGAGATCGATTGGAGCCCGGGCGGCGCCGAGCCGGCCCCGGGGTCGAGCTACCAGGTCACCTACCAGTACATCGCCAGCCTCACCCCAACAAACCTGACCGATACCGGCTTCAAGGTCACCGGTGTGGTGCAGGGCTCGACGATGTACATCGACTACCAGTGGAAGCTGCCGCGCGTCGATGTGCTGGCCCTCACCGCTGACGGTCAGGTGGAACGCATCAAGGGGATTTCGCAAGTGAGGAACCCCATCGCGCCCACGGTGCCGGCCTCGCGCCTGGCGCTGGCGGAGATTGCCTACGACTGGCGCAGTGGCTCGGACCCGGTTGTGCGCAACATCGCCATTCGCACTATCAAGGTCTCGGAACTCACAGCCATGCAGCGCCAGATTGCCGACCTGTTTGATCTGATGGCGCTGGAGCGCCTGCGGGTCGATGCCAACATCCGCGAGCCCGCCGCCAAGAAGGGCCTGTTCGTGGACAACTTCCTCGACGACGACCTGCGCGATCAGGGCGTGGCCCAGACCGGCGCGGTGGTGGCCGGGGTGCTCACCCTGCCGATCACCGCCAGTGCCCAGCACGCCAAGGAGAACGGTAATGCGCTGCTGACCTTGGACTACACGCTCGCGCCGGTGGTAGAGCAGTTGGCCCGTACCGGGTCGATGAAGATCAATCCCTACCAGGCCTTTGATCCGGTGCCGGCTCGGGTGACGCTCAATCCAGCCGTCGACCAGTTCACGGTCACCAACACCACCTGGGCTTCGGACGTGACCGAGCGCCTGATCACCGGCAGCGGTGTGCTTGAACAGGTGGTGGAGACGCGTCGTTCGGAGCAGGTGCTGGCCTCCTCCAGTGAGGAAGCGCAGTTCCTGCGCAGCCTCAACGTCGCCTATCGGGTGGACGGGTTTGGACCGAGCGAGGCACTGGCTGCTTTGCGCTTTGACGGTATCGGGATTTCCCAGCCTGCGGGCACGGCAGCCAACGCCTCAGGCCTGCTCACGGGCAGCTTCCAGATCCCACAGGCCATTCCGGCCGGGGCCAAGCTCGTCGAGTTTCTCGGTGCCGGCGGCAGCTACGGCTCGGCCACCTACGTCGGTCGCGGCCAGATCGTCACCGAGACGCGCCGCCGCATCCTGACCACGGTGGTCAACCGCTGGGACCCGCTGGCACAGACCTTTACGCTGCCCGAGCGCCGCGTGATTGGCGCGCTGGAGCTGTGGTTCACCACCAAGGGCGGCACCGCGCCGGTGATCGTGCAGATCCGCGAGACGCAGGTCGGCATCCCCACCACCACGGTGCTGACCGAGGGGCGCTTGGCTGCAGCGGACATCAAGACCGATGGCAACGCGACCCGGGTGCTGCTCGATCCCGTCGCCCTCGAGGCCAATCGCGAGTACGCCCTTGTCGTGCTCACGGACGATGCCAACCACGCCGTGTCGGTGGCGGAGCTCGGCAAGTACGACCCGCGCACCGGCTGGGTGACCGCGCAGCCCTACCAGATCGGCGTGTTGCTCTCGTCCTCCAACGGCATCAGCTGGACAGCGCACCAGACGCAGGACCTGACCTTCCGTCTCTTGGGTTGCCGTTTCACGCAAGCCAGCAAGACGGTGAGTCTTGGCCAGTACACGGTGACCCATCTGTCGGACGTGATGGCGCTCGCCGGTGTCGAGCGTCCGGCTTCCGGCACCGACGTGCAGTTCCTGGTGACCGATGCGCAAGGGCGGATCTACACCCTGTCGGAAGACCAGGGGTTGGCGCTGTCAGAAAAGCTCTCGGGCAATCTGGCGGTGTCGGCCAGGCTGACGGGCACCGAAGTCGCCAGCCCGATCCTGTATCCGGGCACGCAGCTGGTGTTCGGCACCCTGGAAGCCGCAGGCGACTACCTGTCGCGCGCCATTCCCGCCGCCGCCACTTTCAATGTCTCGGTCACTTTCGATGCGCTCACCCCCGGCGCGTCCAGTGTCTCGGTGCAGGCCGAATCGGGCACGCCAGGCAGCTTCACCGATCTGGCGCTGGACCAGGGCGTGGAAGTCGGCAACGGCTGGGTCGAGCGCACCTACAAGGCCACAGGCCTGGTGGGAGTCGGTGCCGACCGCACCACCCGGGTGAAGTTGTCGTTAGCGGGTTCACCCCAGTACCGACCCTTCGTGCGCCGCCTGCGCGTGATCGTCACTTGAGGGAGGTAAGCCATGGATGACGAACGCACCCCGGTGCTGCGCTTGCCCTTGCCACACCCCGATCACCTGCTGGTCGACGATGTGCTGCGCCTGCGCGAGGCCTTGGTGGCCGTTGACGCCGGCTTCGGTGCGCAACGCGCCGAGGTGCAGGCCGCCATGGTTCAGACGCGCAGCGAGGTGAACACCGTGCTGGAGGCCACCACCACGGCGGTGGCCGATGCGCTCGATGAAGTCAGTATGGACCTCACCGGCCAGCTGCGCCGCCTGCGCCTGAACCAGCTTCTCCACTTAAACCTGTACTGAATCAGGAGGCCTTATGGCAGTGACCCTTGCCTTACAAACCCAGATCACGGCCTTGCAGGCCCGTATCGATGCGGTCGCCGCGAATGCCAGCCCCGAAGATGTCGTGATGCTGGCCAAGGCCATCGAAGCGATTTCCGGCCAGGCGACGGTGTTCGATGTGATCGCCTATGGCGATGCGCAAAAGAGCGCGCTCGCCCATGCCTTGACCCAGGCGCTGGCAGCGCTGGAGGCCCAGCTCGCGGCTGCCAGCAGCCAACTGGGCGAGACCACCCAAGTGCAGCTCGCGCAGGTGGTCGCCCAGGCGCAAACCCTGCGCGCAGAATTCGATGCGGCCCTGGAAACCTTCACTGCCTTCGAGGGCGCCACCGCCGCCACACCGGGCAGCCTCGGTATGGTGCCCGCACCACCGGCCAGCCTCTCGCGCCAGTTTCTGCGCAACGACGGCCAGTGGGCCGACACGCCCAACCTGCCGGTGGGCGCTTTTGCCTTCGTGCAACCGCAGCTGCTGGGCACCGACTGGCTTCTGGTCCGATGGCGGCGTGGCCAAGATTGTGGATTTTCCGGTGCTGGCTGCGACCCAGCAGCAACAGCGCAACACCGTGCACCTGGTCCATGCCACCGGTGCCACGGTGGTGACGGCGGACTACGCGGGGACCGGGCTGAACCAGCTCCACTACGATCCGGACACCGGGCACGTCGTGACCCTGGGCTCAGCGGGCATCGCCTACAGCCTGGACCGGGTCAATTTCACGCTGGTGCCCCGGGCCATGCCCTCGGGCTACGCCAACCCGGTGCTGCGCAATGGCGTGCTGGCGTTTCACGGGCAGACGACGTCAGGCAACTACGGCTGNCACATTGGGCGCATCAATGGCGCCACCTTCACGCCGCTGGGCAACGCCGGGCCGGCGGTGAACACCTCCCAGAGCTACCGCAGCTGCGCCGTGGCAGGTGACCAGATTTTGCTCAACGTGCATCGCAGCAGCGACTCGCGCTCGGAACTGCACCGGGTCGATACCGTCAGCCAGACCATCCAGCGCGTCAGCCTGCCGGAGGTCGGGGAGGCCGACTATGTCTATCCCACCTCGCGTTTTCTGCGCATCGGGGGCACGACCTTCTTTGCTGCCTACCTGGCCAACCCGAGTCGCTACCGCCTGTTCTACTCCGAGGACAACGGTCGCACCTGGGCCATCGCCACCGATGCANCCACCGGCCAGCCCCTGGACGCGAGCGGCCTCGCTTCCGACAACGTCGATGAGGGCTGTCACAACGCCCGCCATGGCGAGCGCCGCTGCGATGTGCTGGCAGATCGCGCCATCTTGCTGCGCAGCAACGGCGATGGCGGCTGGAGCTCGCTCAATGGCAAGCAATGGACCGCGTTCTCGTATCTGCCGGCCGAGTACCCGCTGGGCATTACCCATGAGAACGGGGCCTGGTACCTGGGCCACCGCCGGGGTCTGATCAAGACCGAAGACTTTGTCAGCTTCACAGCGGTCGCCACCCCCTTGTCGGTGTTTGGCAGCACCAGCTACAGCGAATTCATGGCGGCCTGGGCCACCCCGGGGTGTCTGGTCGTGGCCACCCAGCAACTGTCCTATAGCACCAGTTCGGGCACGATGCGGGTGCGTTACAGCCGCGATGGGGGCGCCACCTGGACCGTTGCCTACGACTACACCTCCTCGGTCAGCGGCGCGCAGATCCGCTTCAACCGGGAACTGAACTACATCCCCTTTCGGTGCATCGAGAGCGCGACCGAGATCTACCGCTACATCAGCACCGAGCCGGGTTTGGTGGGGCATGGCACGGCCCAGGGGTTCTCCACCAACAACGGCATCTGGGAAGTGGGTCGGGGCGATGCCTTTGTCACGCTCACCCACAACACCAGCGGGGTGCGGCTGTCAGCCGCCCGCAACTATGACCCGGCCACCGAGTTTCGGCTGCCCACGGCACCAACCTTGGCGGGCTTCACCCTCAACCACGCGTCAGGGCAGACCCTGCGCTATGCCATCAGGGGACGCTGATGAACGAGACCAGACACGCATTTGAGATTCAAGCGGACCAGACGCTGGGCCGGGCGATCACGCTGGCGGCGGGTGTGCCGGCGCCGTCCAACTACACCTTTCTGGCACCACCCGAGCGTGACCCAGACAGCGTGGTGCTGTGGACGGGCAATGGCTGGCAGGTACTGACCTCCGAGTCCAGCCGCCAGTCATTGCAGGCACAAGGCTTGCGCGATCAGGTCCTGCGCCTCACCGCCGCTTTGGTGCGCGCCGTCGACACGGAGCGTGACCGCCGCATTGCCCAAGGCAAGCCGCATACCTTTCCGGATGGGCTGAGCGGCACTGTGCAGCTGCGCAATGAGCGCGACACCGGCAACGTCAATGCCGTGGCGACCTCGGGCACCGCGCTGGTCATTGCCGGGGATGCGCAGGCGCGTGTGGGGTTTCGTGATGCCGAGGATGTCACGCATCCCTTGAGTGGCGAGGAGGCGGTGGCCTTTGGCTTGGCGGTGATGGCCTGGGTGTCAGCGCATTACGCTGCGGCCTGGGCGCACAAGGATGCGATCCGCTTGCTGGCCGAGGGTGCCGATCTTGAGGCGTTAGCGGACTACGACCTCAAGAGCGGCTGGCCGCAAGCGCAGGATGAGGAGGCAGCGCCATGAGGGCCGCCCTCCTGCACCGCCTGTCGATGCTCGGGCTGTGGGCGATGTGCCAAGTCGCGGCCGTGATCGCGTCCCTCTGGATGCTCATCGCCGCCCTGGCCGGCAGTCGCCGCGCCTGGACCCTGGCGGTCGCCCACGACCAGCTGGCCAACGCCGCTTTTGGCGGTCACGAGGACGAGACGCTCAGTTCCCGTGCCGGCAAAGCCGTACGTGAGGGCAAGCGCTGGGCCTGCGTGCTTTGTCGGCTGCTGGATCGGCTCGATCCGAACCACTGTGAGAAGGCCATCGAGCCGGACGAGGGCAAGCCGATGAGCTGAACGACGCGCACGCAATTCACCCCATCTTTTATTCCGCCAATTGGCGGATTTTTTGTTTACCGATGGTGAAACTGCGGCTCGCCGCAGCGAGCCTTGTTTTCTGGAGAACCGCTATGGCAGACCATTTCCTGCACGGTATTGAACTTGTCGAGATCGAAGAAGGCGGGCGCACGGTGCGCACCGTCAAGTCCTCGGTCATTGGACTGGTGGGGACCGCGCCCCAGGCATCCGCCGCCCGTACCGCCACCCTGACGCTGGGTCAGGGGGAGGCGGCACTGACTTTTATGGCCAAGGCCCCGGGTGCGCTGGGCAACACCCTGCGCGTACAGATCCGCGCCGCCACACAGCCGGAGGCCCCGCTGGCGGTAGCCCTGGATACTCGCAGCCCGGGCACCACCCTGATCGACGTGACGCTGGCCACTGATCTCGACGGTGCGCGCATCAGTACCGCCGCTGAAGTCGCCCAGGCCTTGATGGCCGAATCGACGATTGCCGATCGCATCAGCGTCACGGCCGGTGGCGAGGGCACTGGCGTCGTCGCCGCCACCCTTGGTTCACGCGGCCTGGATGGCGGCATGGACGAGCCGTTTCCGTTCAATGTCCCGGTGCTGGTCAACAACCGCCGTCTGGCCGCCCACCTGGGTGATGCTGGCACCTTGCCCCAGGCACTGCGGGCCATCCAGGACCAGGCCTCGCCCTTTGTCTACGTGGTGCGCGTCCCCGAAGGGGCGACGCTGGATGAGACGATGAATGCTGTGATCGGTGGGCTCGATCCAGCGACCGGGCAACTCGCCGGTATTGCGGCATTGCAAGAAACGCGCAGCGAGATGAAGTCGCGCATCCTGATTGCCCCGGGGTTTAGCCAGCACAAGGCCGTGGCCGATGCGCTGATTGCAGTGGCCCAGAAGACCCGGGCGATTGCGGTGATCGATGGCCCGAATACCAATGACGAAGCGGCCATCGACTACCGCGCCCAGTTCGGCAGTGACCGCGCCTATGTGGTTGATCCCTGGCTGGTGGTGCGCGCTCGCGATGGCTCGGAGACCATCGAGCCGCCTTCGGCCCGGGTGGCCGGGTTGATTGCCAAGTCCGATGCCGAGCGCGGCTTCTGGTTCAGTCCGTCCAACCAGGTGGTCACCGGCGTGCTGCGACCCGCCCGCCCGGTGTCCTGGGCGATCAATGACCCCAACACCCAGGCCAATTATTTGAACGAGTTCTCGGTAGCGACCTTCGTGTCCCACGACGGCATCCGCCTGTGGGGCAACCGTACCTGCGCCACCGATAGCCGCTGGGCTTTCCTGTCGGTGCGGCGCACCGCCGACATGATCAACGAATCCTTGGTCAAGGCGCACCTGTGGGCCGTGGATCGCAACATCACCCGCACCTACGTCGAGGAAGTGACCGAGATGGTCAATGCCTACCTGCGCCAGTTGAAGGCCCAGGCAGCGATTTTGGGCGGGCGCTGCTGGGCAGACCCCGAGCTCAATACCGCGCAGGCCATTGCCGATGGGCGGGTGTACTTCGACTTTGATTTCACGGCGCCGTATCCGGCCGAGCACATCGTGTTTCGCTCGCACCTGGTCGGCGACTACCTTGAGGAGATTCTGTAATGGCCATCGAACTGCCACACGTCTTGAAGAACATGAACCTCTTTGTCGATGGCCGAGGTTACGCCGGGCGCGTCGACGAGATCAAGCTGCCCAAGCTCACTTTGAAGACCGAGGAGCATCGCGCCGGAGGGATGGATATTCCGGTCGAGCTCGAACTGGGCATGGACAAGCTCGAAGCGGAGCTGACGATCTCGGACTTCGATCCGGAGGTCTTCAAGCTCTTTGGGCTGCTGGATTCCACCCGCACCCAGATCACCCTGCGCGGGGCGATTCAGGCCCAGGGCACGGTGGCCCGGCCGGTGATCGTCAATCTCGCTGGGGGCTGCAAGGAGATCGAGGCCAGCGCCTGGAAGCCCGGTGACAAGAGCACGCTGACGCTACAGGTGGCGGCGCACTACTACAAGCTCACCGTCGGTGACGAAGAGCTCGTCGAGATCGATGCCGTGAACCTCGTGCGCAAGGTTGGCGGGGTCGATCAGATGGCAGAGATTCGGGCGGCGATTGGGGTGTAGTGCCCCATCCAATCACGCTGGTGCTACTGATCTGAAATCAGTCGCTCGATGGCCGCGCGATACACCGCCATGTCTTCGCGCTTGGCCACAGCCAGCACCAGCACGACCAGTACGCCATCTTCGACCTGATAGACCAAGCGATAGCCCTGCTTAAGCAGTTTGATCTTGTAGCAGTCGCGCAGATCCCCATGCAACTCCGCACCCGGGACGCGCGGCTGCTCAAGGCGTTTCTGCAGCAGCTTCTTGAGCACCGTTTTGATGCTGCCGTCCAGCGCATTCCATTCGTCGAGTGCGGCAGGCAGGAATTTCAGTCGGTACTTCGTCGCCCCGGCGGGAGACTCAGAGCTGGTCAAGATCGACCTCAATCGCTTGGTCGGCCGTGGTCAGACGCTGGCGAGTCAGCTCCACCAGATCGCGGTCGGCAAGTTCCTCGACCAGCGCCTCGAAGAGCTTGGGCGTGATCATGTAGAAGGCCGGGCGGTTGTGGTTTAGCACGGCCACGGGCTTTTCGCCAGCAGTGCGAAGTACCTGTGCCGGGTTCTTTTTGAACTCGGACATGCTGATGGAGTAGTCGGCGTAGATCGCATCCATGGTTTATTCCTCAAAGTTACGGCTACAAATATAGCGCCAAATAAGGCGCTGTTTCAAGATAAATGGAGAGAGTCTCATGAACACCCCTGAACGCACCACCCTGAACTTCCCCATCGAGCACGACGGTCTGCCGATCAAGGAGATCGCCCTGCGCCGTCCCACGGTGGGCGACCACCTGGCCGCGCAGAAGTCGGCTGGCACCGACGCCGAGCGCGAGATCCGGCTGATTGCCAACCTGGCCGAGTTGCCGCCAGCGGCCATCCACCAGCTGGACATGAAGGACTACGCCCAGCTGCAGAAGGTGCTGGGCGGTTTTTTGCAGTGAATCCGGGTGAGCTCTCCGCCCTCGTGGTGGAGCTCGCCCTCTACACCCACTGGCCTCGATCCGAACTGCTCGCCCTGGAGGTGAGTGAGTTGGTCGAGGCCTTGTCAATGGCGCGGCGCTTGTCGGCCACGCCGTCTTCCTGAGGTACGCCATGGCCACCGCGCATCCCGTTCAAATCAGCATCGGTGCCACGCTGGCGGCTTCCCTCGGCGCTGCCGTGCGCGGCGCCCAGGCGCAGCTGAACCAGCTAGGCANCACGATGGCCGAACTGGGCAACAAGCAGTCNGGCATCAAGCAGCTGGAGACCTTGCGCACCCAGGCCAAGGATGCCGCNCTGGCGATGCGCGCTGCCAAGCAGAAGGTCTCCGGGCTGGAGGCGAATATCGCTGGTCAAGGCGGTGAGCCTTCGGCCAAGCAGGCCCGCGAACTGGAACGCGCCCGTGCAGCGGCCACTCGGGCTGAAGAAGCCTACCGCCGCCAGCGGTCGGCAGTGGATGAACTCTCGACCTCTTT